AGCGCCCGTGGGTAGGGCTGACAGACGACGAAATAAAAGAAATCGTTGGGCCGTATGGGGATGCGCCCATCAAGGGCTACACCCGCAAACTGTTTGACCAAATTGAATCTGCATTAAGGAGTAAGAACACATGAGAGACACGATAGACATGGCCCGTGAGGTGGAGTCCGAGATGGGCTTTAAATGGTGTGTCAATTTCATTGAGCTTGAACGCTTTGAATCCCTTGTCCGTGCCGATGAGCGAGAGGCTTGCGCAAAAATTTGCGAGAGGGAGTACGACACGGGCCTACTCATGGCACCAGAGTCCCCTAGCCTTGCGGCCGCAATCCGAGCAAGGGGGAACACATGAACAACGAAGTGCAACGCATCATGGAAGCACTGATGCTGATCTACGGCAGAGACCTGCAAGCCGCAACAATCACGGTGCTGCTCAAAGACGGAGACACTGCGGTGCGCTTTTTAACATATACCTTGCCACAAGTGGAGACAGAAAAATGAACATCATTGAACTAGCAAAGCAAGCGGGGTTTCAAGACGCTGATTGGAATTACACCAAGGGTCTTGAGAAGTTTGTCAAACTCATCCGTGCCGATGAGCGTGAGGCTTGTGCAAAGCTAATTGAAAATACAGACCTTGGTGGCTTGGCGAGCGACTCTAAGCTGCAATTATGGGTTGCCGCTTTGTTGTACGAGTACGCTAAAGCAATCCGAGCAAGAGGGAACACATGAGATTAAATTCGCACCAAAAAATACGTGAAATACTAAGAGAGGAGGGCGAAGGATGTACAGTAGCTGAACTTGCCGACCGACTACATGCGATTAAGAGCTCCATATTGTCTGCTTTAGAGCGTATGCCTGACACCTACATCGATAGGTGGACGGAGGCTGGCCAAAGCCGTCCTTACCAGGCAGTCTGGTGTATTGTTACCCCTCCAAAGAATTGCCCGAGACCCAACAGGAGACCAAAATGACTTCTGCTAAAAAACTAATAAAGGAACAATTACCTCACCGAACACAATCATGAACTCAGATACGCCCAACTTCGCTGCATGGAGCATTGAGAACCTAACCAAGTTTGCGCAGGATTCTTACGTTCGCATGAAAGAGCAACAGGAAGCCCTTGAAGAGTGCCGGCGCGACCTCAAGGACGCGATGATTCAACTACGTAAAGCCATGTGGGACAAGCAATGACACATGCAACAATTTCAAAACATATTTAAGGAAAAACAATGGTTGAGAAAATTTCTATACAAAAAATCCGTTTAGATGGAGGAACCCAGCCGCGCAAAGAGCTGGACGATGCCTTGGTTCAGCATTACACAGAACAGCTGCTAGAAGGCAAAGAGTTCCCAGAGGTAGATTTATATTTTGATGGCAAGCATTATTGGCTTGCGGATGGATTCCACCGTCTACACGCTCATAGCAAAGCGGGCTTTAAAGAAATAGCATCGATAGTCAACAAAGGAACCAAACGCGATGCATTCATTGCTTCTTTAAAAGCCAATGCCACCCACGGCAAGCCAAGAACACCAGAAGAGCGCAGGCACGTTGTGCAGCTGGCCTTGGAAGACATTGAAATGGAAGATTGGTCTGATGGACAGATCGCACAAATCTGTGACGTTAGCAAGATGACGGTCGGGCGCATTCGCAAAGCGCTAGGACTCGAGCGCTCAGTGACGCTCGGCAAAGACGGCAAACGCAGAAACACTTCCAACATCGGAAGCAAAGCCAAGAAGATAGAAGAAATCTATGAGGAGCCAACCGAAGAAGATAAATTAAATGAGCTTGCAACAGAGTTCAGCGCTATCTCAGAAGAGAATACTAAGCTCAAAGATATGTTGGCAGTGCGCTCGCTACCAGCAACAGAAGAGGCCAGGGCAGAAGTGCAAGAAACAATCGAGATGTTACGCGATCAGGTTAAAGATCTTGAGGCTCGATTGCTTTCCATGACTAAAAGCAGAGATGAGTTTATGTCTAAAAATGCCGAGATGTTGAAGCAAATCAACTATTGGAAAAAGCGGGCAGAAAAGTAAAACACACCGAAGCTGGGCGGTTTCCCAGTAGAAAGATTCACATGATAAGTTTAAGACCGCATCAGGCGGATGTTGTGCATAAGCTCAACGAAGGTTTCGCGCAACACCGCTGCCAACTCTTGTACGCTCCTACAGGTTTTGGCAAGACCGAAGTTGCTATGCACATGATGATGGAGGAGGCCAAGAAAGGAACCAAGGTAGCGATGGTTCTGGACAGGATTGTCTTGGTCAACCAAACCAGTACTCGCCTGTCTAAGTACGGCGTCCCTCACGGCGTCATGCAGGCAGGTCATTGGCGATACCGCCCCTACGAGAGGATCCAGGTTTGCAGCGCCCAGACCCTGGAAAGCCGCTCCGATTTCCCAGATGTTAGCCTCCTGATAATTGATGAGTGCCATGTTCAGCGCAAGCAAATCATCCAGTACATCCAAGACAACCCAGAGATTCGCGTCATTGGATTGACTGCTACACCCTTCACAATCGGCTTGGGAGACACTTACACCAATGTGGTGGGGGCTAAGCCTACCGGAGAGCTGATCGAAGATAAATGGCTGGTTCCGCTCAAGATCTTTATATCCAAAGAGATTGACATGGAAGGAGCCGCAAAGGTCGCCGGCGAATGGTCTCAGGACGAAGCAAGCACTCGAGGAATGAAGATTACCGGTGATATAGTTGATGAGTGGATCAACAAGACCAATCAAATATTTGGCGGGCCAAGAAAGACTGTGGTCTTTGCCTCCGGTGTAGAGCATGGGCGGGATCTAGTTAGGCAGTTTAATGAGCGCGGCTACAACTTTGTCTCCATCTCCTACAAGGAAGAAGACGATTTCAAGCACGACACTATTGAAGATTTTGGCAGACCTGACACCAAGATTACAGGGCTAATAGCTACCGATATCCTTACGCGCGGCTTTGATGTTCCAGACGTGATGATCGGCATATCGGCTAGACCCTTTCGCAAATCATTCTCCAGTCATGTACAGCAAATGGGACGCATCATGCGCCCGTATGAGGGAAAGACGCACGGCATATGGCTTGATCACTCGGGCAACTATCTCAGGTTTAGGAAAGACTGGGACGATCTATTTACGGAAGGTGTTACCTCATTGCCTGAAGGCGCAGAGGTAGCCAAAAAAGAGCCAGAAGAGAAGGCAAAGAAAGAATCTAAGTGCGCTGCCTGTGGAGCCCTTTGGATCTGGCCTGATAGGGTTTGCGGCGAGTGCGGCTGGACACGCCCGACGAAAGAAGTGTTAAACGTGCCCGGCAAGATGTTTGAGCTGGAGGTTGGTAAAAGTACCGTTGGCGAAAACCAGAATTTTTACTCTGAGCTTCTTTTTTATAGTCGTATGCGCGGGTACAAAGATGGTTGGGCTGCGTACAAGTACAAAGAAAAATTTGGCGTATTTCCAAGAGGGCTAGGTGAAGACATTAAGCCCCCCAGCTTTAAAACATTACAGTGGATCAAGAGTAGAAACATTGCATACGCAAGGGCCAAAACATGACATTTCAAGAGTTTGCGCAGCAGCATGGCCTTCTAATAGATAGCGTAATTGAGGGAAACTGGGTGCGAGTGCCAACTGTAGATAGACCCAAAAAGAAAAACGGCGCATACATTTATGATGGTAAAAGTGGACTGGTGCAAAATCATGCAGTACATGAAAGCCCTATTCGATATGTTTCCAATGAGCCCTATAGACCAGATTCAGATGCCCGCATCAAGCGCGAGCGGCGTATGATGGATCAGCTGCGCAAGCAAGAAGAAGCGGCGAAAAAGGCGGCGTATATCTTTAACAGCGTTATAGTTGCGCCCCATCCTTATTTGGTGCGCAAAGGGTTTCCGGAGCCAAGCAAGGTGTGGAATGGCCTGTTAACTGTTCCCATGCGCATAGATGGTCGGTTAGTTGGCCTCCAGCTAATCCAAGAGGATGGGACAAAGCGATTTTTGTCCGGACAAAAAACCAAGGGCGCAAGCCTGGTCATCGACAATCACGGCCAGAATGTTCTAGTTGAAGGACTAGCAACAGGTCTATCAGTTCGTCGTGCGCTAAAAAGCATACGGCAGCGCTACACAATACACGTCTGCTTTTCGGCCGGCAATATGCTTGAGATAGCCAAGACTGTACAAAGCCCTATCGTTATTGCAGACAATGACGATATGGGCGTAGGAACCGCCAAAAAAATAGCCTCGCGCTACTGGTTAGGCGAGGCTGGAGAAGACTTTAATGATTTTGAACAGAGAGTCGGCGTCCAGTCGGCTGCCGAATCTCTGCGCCCATTCTTTCAGTTGCCGTAGAGCCGTAAGGGGTAATAATCCTCTTCTGGATCTTGATCGTCTTCGTAAAGTTCGGCGTCCATGTCGTGAACGTAATAGCCGATTCCTCGATCAAAAACACGCTCGAGGGCGTCTTCTTTGTCGTATGCTTCCACTGTAGAGTGATAGTTGCCGTTGACGTAGACAACCCATTTGTCTAGGTTTACCATGATGATTGATAGGTGAATGACCAGTGGTCGTTATTTAAGTCCAGCTTGAGTAGCTCCTTGAGTTCCTCGTAAGTTCGCTTAACGTTTTCCCAGTACCAGTCGTCGTAATCGATGCTGCCAAAGAAAAACCCGCCGCTAGATGGAAGTAGCTTCGCCGCCTTGCTGGGGTCTGCGATAACCTCCCCGCATACGTTCATCAGGTCAATTAAAACGTCCTTTTCAACGTAGTGTTCTTTGCAGTCGTCTACCCCGTCTTGCACGTGATCAACGAACCAATTGTGAATTTGGTTGGCCTTGCGCCAATACATTCCCTTGTATGTCAGTTCCTTGAGTTTTAAATTACCAGCGTCAACGCCTTCAACGCTTACCGGCTCATCGCTGCCAATGTATTTCTTGGCGTTTAGATACATATCTAATCCCATGTCTATCTCCTTGTTACAGTTGCAGCCATCAAATGATGACCCACAAACCCAGCACGCTGGGCTTGTAGAAATCACTCCTCCAGTTCAATCCATATGTTGTCCGTTTCCCCTTTCATAAACTCTTTTGCCGCTCCCCACAATATGTAGGCGTCAGCCACGGAGACTGCGCCGACATACTTGTCGCAAATTTCGTTCTCGTCAACACCCTCGGAAAGCATGATCGCTATGGGTTCAACGATATCGGCGTCCACCGCCGCAATGGCGTTTTGGTACGCGTTCACGAACGCTTTGATTTCTTCCTTTTTCATTTGGCTTCTCCTTTCAATGCGTCAAACGGCGCCAGCATCTCGTCAAACTGTGCCAGCACGCTCTCTCGGGTTCCCTTCAGGCCGAATTCCTTCTTGATGATTGCGAAGAAACTGCGTCCGCTGCGGCGTAGTCCCTTCACTTCCAGCCGCAGTCCGGCGCGTAGGGTTAGCATCCTGAATTGCAGGATTTGGTTTGGGTCTGTGATTACCATTGGTCTTCCTCGATTTGTTCATCCACCTCTGATTGCGAGTACCACTCCAAAATCTTGGGGTCGTACTTACTCATTACCTGCTCGTAGCACTTGTCGCACACTCGTGCGAGGGGAATGCCCCTGCCGTCGTGTTCCCACCAGCTATCGGCGTGTGTGTGATCGCACTTCATTGCTGCACCTCCACAATGCGGTAGTCCGCTGGGTGATAATCAGGCATTTCCATCAGTAGGTCATGGATAGCCATTTCTGCGTCTTTGCGTGTCGAAAAGGTGATGGGCTTGTCGCCTTCATCCCAGCAATTTTCCCAATGGTTGACCATGCGGGTTTCAACAATAAACATAATTAGCCCCTTGAAATTGGTATCACGCGGCTAGCGCGTTGGTTGACTAGGTTGGTCTTTGCACCATGAGCGCGGAAGCCCACAATGAAATCACGGTCTGCACGGGCGCACCATGCATCAGAATTGCCGCAGGTTTTACAGGTTGCATGGTCTCGCGTCTGCGCTTCGCAAATTACGATCTTGCGCCCAGCGGGCGTGTAGCTAAGCTTGGGTGTATCTACAGGCACGATGCACACAACAGGCCCCGCGTTAAGGTCAGCTAAATCGTCTGCCGCTCCAGCATCATCTGCCGACAGGTTGACGGTATAGCCCCAAGCGTTCGCGTGACGGATCCACTTGATTGCCTGAGAAGAATGTTTGTGGGTGTAGGTAAACCCGCGCCGACCCATGTTTGCACGCACGATTAGACCCAGTGCGTAGGCGTCTACCCGCTCTCCTTTGCCTACTAGGTCGCCTACCACCTCGCCCCGCCACAACTGGCCTTCCGGCAGCGCAGCTATCTTTGCGGCCAGATCCATAGTAGACAGGCCATCACGGTCAGCCCGATTCCACGCTAGCGAAGTATGGAAATCATCTCCATAACAGCCGTTGCGGTACAGGGGACAGGAAGGTGGGCAGGACGCGCGCTCGCGGTAGGTAACAGGGATTGCCCCCACCTTCCGGTTGCCGCTTTTCTCAACGAACAGGGTTCTCATATCGCCTCCCAGATCGCATAACCCTTGGGCATACGGATAAGGCCATGCTGCTGACGAAAGCTGGCGATAGCAGCCTTACGGCTTGCGCCGTAGCAGGTCATGCTATACACCCAGCTTGGGATGTGGATGTGGTATTTCATTAGTAAGCCTCGTAAGCGCGGATAACGGAATCAAAATTGGAGTTGACCTCGCGGATCTTGTACTCCTCACCAGCGGCCTTTTTGGCATCGTGCCAGAGCGTGTAGTCGCAGTCTTCCTCAAGGTACGCATTTTTTCCCTTGCGGTAAGAGTAGCGGGATACTTTGTCGGCAATGCCAAGGCGGCGCACTTCTGCTATTGGCACTTCCAACCAACCATGACTAGGATCAGTATGGAATGTGTACTCAGACATGGTCTTGCTCCAAGTAAGTGGTCGCCAAGTAGCCCACCAGCACTCCGCCGAGCGCGATACTTGCGGTGGCAAACCAACCCTCGTTCTGAAGGCCAAACGTAAAGGACAGGGTAGCCGTTACGGCTATGACAATGTCCGCGAGAATGAAAGTCTTCATCATCTATCTCCTTGGTAAATCGGTCAATGTTGACCCGCAAACCCAGCACGCTGGGCTTGCAGATTGCATTAGCGCGCCTCGATGCTGAATGAGTTGTTGCTGAAATACTCAGCTACTTTCTCCTGTACCAAATCATCAAGGTCAAGCACTTGCTCTACCTTGTCGCCCAGCTTGTCATCCGCCCAGCTATCTACAGCATCGTCAAAATTGTCAGCAAAAACGCGATTCATTTTTTCGGCCATTGCAGTGGCAACGCGCTCGTCCACCAGTGCCAGCAGTGCAGTAACTGGGTCGGGCCGTGCAGCCAGTTTCGACGTTAGCTCCCGCACCTCTGCGGCGTGCTTGTCGTATATCGCAGCCAGTTCGATGGTGTGCTGCTGGATCGCGGTGTTTAAAACAACGTGGGCAGCGGTGCGCATTGCGATAGAGTCTGCTTTATTCATAGCGGCGCCGCACATGTCATAGACTTGCGTGAGCGCCTCGTTCAGGTTTGAGCGCGTGGCAAATAGGTTGTTTGCGTAGTTGGTGAGCATGATCATTCCTTTAGTTGAGTAAGACCCCCGAAGGGGTTTCGGCTATTGAAGCCTCGTCAGTTACCCTGCAATGTCGCGGTAGTAGGCGGCATCCGCTTGACGCTCAGCGTAAACCCCAGCTACATCTTTCAAGGTGCTCCATGCACCCTCGGCGCAGTCTGTGTTGTCAAAAAGCTTGGCGTAGTCCTCATCAGCCCAGCACTCCACCATCGTGTCTGCACCATTGGTATAGTTGTCTTCGCACCACTTCTTCATCAGTGCTATCTCTGCCTTGATCTGCTCTGGGTTCATCGTCTTTCTCCTAGGTTGGGTTTGCTACACATGGCGTCACTCGAGGCCATGTATGATATTTCATCACAGATTTATCCGTTTTTTCACTTCTTCAAAAAATATTTTTGGGCATCACGCAGTTGTACTGGCGCTGGGCTCAACACCCAGTTCGTGATAGACTCCGCGCGTTCTTAATTTATACCGGTCGGTCACAGCACAGACAGGCAGTAACACTATGGCAAGACAGACAACGCAAAAGCTAACGCGCGCGCAGATCAAACAAGGGCTCGATACGATCCCAATGGCTACGCTACTAAGTAGCGGAGAGGGCAAAGAACCCAAGATCACGCATAAGCAAAGAGAATTCGCTAGGGCTCTCGCAATGGGTCAGAGTAAGGCTCAAGCGTATAGAGTGAGTCATAAGGCCAACCCATCAAAGAACACAATAACGTCAGAGCCGTACAAGCTTGCCCGTGACCCTCGCATCGCCAGAGAGGTAGAAGCCTATAAGTTGGCTCTAGAGGCTGAGAAACACCGAACCCCTGCACAATTGAAGGCTCTACTGATCCAACAGCTAGTCGCTCACAGCCTGGACGATGATTTTCCCCCATCGGCTCGCGTCCAGTGCCTCAAGCTACTAGGTAGCCTGTACGAGGTGGGCGCCTTTGTAGAACGTAAAGAGATAACTACAGTAAGCCGTAGCGACGACATCCGCACCAGGCTGCTGGAGAGGCTGCAGACTGTAACGGTAGATGCAGACATCAAGCCGGATGACGCGCTTGATTTGCTAGCTGAGATCCAGAGCGGGCGCAGCGACCCCACCGTACCCGTACCCCCCGATTCGGGCCCTGCACGCGCGGGTACGCCATCACATACTATTCCACACAAAGGATCGGACGAAATTTCCGATGAAGTTACAGACTTCGATTCCTAGAACACCCCCCCTTGTTTTTCTGTACAAAAAGGGGTAGGGGGTATATTTTTATAGTAACAGTGTTATAGATGAAACATCCTAAGCTACTACATACGGTAAAGACGAAAGACTACTATATGACTGAGAAGCAGAGAACTGTGTTCCTTGTGATAGATGAATTTTGGAAAGAGTTTGGGTATGGTCCTTCTATAGATGACATCATGTATCAGACTGGAGATAAAGGGCGCGGGAATGTTCATAGGGTTGTTAAGAAGCTGTGTGAGCTTGGGATATGTAAAAGAATGAGCCGTAGTGCAAGAAGCGTGCGGCCTAGTTATTTGTCTATGAGGAACATATGAAAACAATCATCCATGTAAATCAGCACGTTGTTAAGGCCAATAAGAAGAATGGGACTAATGATCCTGTGCTTACTGTTAAGACCTACAAGGAAAATAGGTACGGGCATGAGGTAACCATCCACGGCGATAGTAAGGTTGTTTACTCACCTGATAAACCTTTGTCTTGTGGGGCGCATGTTTGGATAGAGACTCATGGCGAAGTTACAGTTGTAAATGACAATGACTACTTGTTGGCTCTTGGGCCTTGTGGAAAATGAACATAGATGCGCTTAGTAAGGCGATAGCACTTCTGCCTATAAATGAGCAGGAGTCTTTCTTTGATGAGCTGGATGAGTACCGGGCGAGTCTTCTTAGGGAAGATGCGCAGGAACACTTTTTGAAGTTCGTTTATGCGATGTGGCCTGGCTTTATAAATGGGCGTCACCATAAAGTGATGGCAAAGAAGTTTGAAGAGATTGCGTCAGGGAAGATAAAGCGCCTCATCATTAACATGCCGCCCCGACACACAAAGTCTGAGTTCGCCTCTTATCTCTTACCGGCTTGGTTCCTGGGGAAGTACCCGAACAAAAAAATCATACAGACATCTAACACGGCTGAGCTTGCAGTTGGCTTTGGAAGGAAGGTGCGTAACTTAGTTGGAAGCGAGCAATACGCAAAAATCTTTCCTAATGTCAATCTTCGACAAGATAGTAAGGCAGCGGGTCGGTGGTCAACCAACAAGGATGGCGAGTACTTTGCTATTGGCGTTGGAGGAACCGTAACAGGTAAGGGTGCGGATCTATTAATTATTGATGACCCGCACTCAGAGCAGGAAGCAGCCCTGGCATCTGGAGATCCATCGGTTTTTGATAAGGTGTATGAATGGTATACATCTGGCCCGCGTCAGCGTCTTCAGCCTGGTGGATCAATCATTGTTGTTATGACGCGCTGGGCAAAGCGAGATCTTACTGGTCGAATCATAAAATCCTCGATTGAGAAGGATGGAAACGACGACTGGGAAGTTATTGATTTCCCCGCAATTCTTCCAAGTGATAAACCTCTTTGGCCGGAATTTTGGAGCCTGGAGGAGCTTGAGGCGCTCCGATCAGAACTACCAGTAGCAAAGTGGAATGCTCAATACCAACAAAGCCCAACCTCAGAAGAGGGCGCCATCATCAAGCGCGAATGGTGGAAAGAGTGGGCCAATGACAATCCGCCTAGATGTGAGTTTGTTATACAGAGCTGGGACACCGCGTTCCTAAAATCTGAGCGAGCAGACTATTCTGCGTGTACAACATGGGGTGTGTTTTACATGAATGAAAACATAGAGGACGCCCATATTATTTTGCTTGATGCATTTAAGAAGCGCATGGAGTTCCCAGAGTTAAAAGAGAAGGCATTCAACCACTATAAAGAATGGGAGCCGGATGCGTTTATAGTTGAGGCCAAAGCTTCCGGTGCACCGCTTATTTTTGAACTGCGGGCAATGGGCATACCGGTACAGGAATTTACGCCAAGCAGGGGTAATGATAAGATGGTAAGGATTAATTCTGTCTCTGATCTGTTTGCAAGTGGAAAAGTTTGGGCGCCATCTACTAGGTGGGCGGATGAGTTAATAGAAGAAATGGCCGCATTTCCCAACTCAGATCACGACGACTTAGTTGACTCCGCAACCCAGGCACTTATCAGGTTTAGAAAAGGCGGCTTTATTCGGCTCCAAACAGATGAGCAAGATGAAGTCCATTCATTCAGACGCAAAGCATCTTATTACTAAGGACAAATATGTCAATTGATAAATCACTCTCCTCAGCCCCTCAAGGACTAGAGTCACTATCCCAGCCAGACGATGAAGGAATTGAGATTGAAATCGTAGATCCAGAAGAAGTCACTATTCATGCTGGAGACATGGAAATTAAAATTGGGAGCATTGAAGATGATTTTGATGCCAACCTTGCTGAAGAGCTAGATGATGACGTTATCAGCTCACTCGTAAGTGATCTTCTATCTGATTTTGAAGATGATGTCAACTCTCGTAAGGAGTGGATGCAAACTTATGTAGATGGTCTAGAGCTTTTAGGGATGCGAATTGAAGAGCGAGCAGAGCCATGGATTGGAGCTTGCGGCGTTTACCATCCACTTCTGTCGGAAGCCGTGGTTAAGTTCCAGGCTGAGATTATGATGAGTACCTTCCCAGCAGCTGGGCCGGTAAAAACACAACTAATTGGCAAAGAAACGCCAGAAAAAAAGCAAGCCGCCACTCGTGTTGCAGATGACATGAATTATCGGCTCACAGATGAGATGACAGAGTTCCGACCTGAGCATGAGCGTATGCTTTGGGGCTTGGGATTGGCTGGAAATGCCTTCAAGAAGGTCTACTTTGACCCTAATCTTGACCGCCAAACGTCAATTTTTGTACCAGCTGAAGACCTAATCGTTCCTTATGGAGCGTCAGATCTACAAACTGCTGATCGCATCACCCATGTTATGCGTAAAACGGAAAACGAAATCCGTAAATTGCAAGTAGCTGGGTTTTATTGCGACATTGATCTGGGTGAACCCAACAACAATCTAGATGATGTTGAGAAAAAAATCGCAGAGAAGATGGGATTCCGCGCTACTACGGATGACCGTTTTAAAATCTTGGAGATTAATGTTAACTTAGACCTAGAAGGGTTTGAGGATGAAGACAAACACGGAGAAAAAACTGGAATTGCGCTACCTTACATTGTTACAGTGGAAAAAGGTAGCCAAAAATGTCTAGCTATCCGCAGGAACTGGAATAAAGACGACAAACTTAAATCCAAGCGCCAGCATTTTGTTCATTATGGCTATGTTCCTGGCTTTGGCTTCTACTGCTTTGGACTAATTCATTTAGTAGGCGCATTTGCTAAGTCTGGAACTTCTATTCTTAGACAGCTGGTAGATGCAGGAACTCTTGCAAACTTACCCGGCGGCTTTAAAACACGCGGGCTGCGTGTAAAGGGTGACGATACACCCATCGGACCAGCAGAATGGCGTGATGTTGATGTTCCTAGCGGAACTATTGCAGACAACATTATGGCTCTCCCATACAAGGAGCCAAGCCAAGTGCTAGCAATGCTGCTAGATAAGATAGTAGATGAGGGGCGTAAATTTGCTTCTGCCGCAGATATTCAAGTTGCGGATATGTCTGCCAATTCTCCAGTCGGCACGACCCTGGCTATCTTGGAGCGTACGTTAAAGGTAATGACGGCTGTACAAGCACGCATTCATTACTCTTTCAAACAAGAACTCCGACTGCTGCGCGACATTATTCGAGACTACACACCGCCTGAGTACAACTATGAGCCGGATGAAGGATCGCCAAAAGCCAAACAATCCGACTATGACCTTGTTACAGTTATCCCTGTGTCAGATCCAAACGCTGCAACGATGGCGCAAAAGATCGTACAGTACCAGGCGGTCATCCAACTATCTCAACAAGCTCCACAAATTTATGACTTACCGCAATTGCACCGGCAAATGCTAGATGTGCTGGGAATAAAAAATGCAGAAAAGCTTGTTCCACTAATTGAAGACGAGATCCCAATCGATCCAGTTAGTGAAAACATGAATGCTCTGAATGGCAAACCAATCAAAGCTTTCATTGGTCAAGACCATCAAGCTCATCTTGGCGTTCATCAAATGTTTAGGCAAGACCCGCTAATCATGCAAAGCATTGGACAAAATCCAAAAGCAAACATGATTATGGCTGCATTAATGGCGCATGAAGCAGAGCATCTTGCATTCCATTACCGCTCACTAATTGAGAAACAAATGGGTGTCCCACTGCCGCAGCCAAACGAGCCGCTGCCAGATGACGTTGAAGTCCAGCTCTCTCAACTTATGGCTCAAGCTGGAGGACAAGTCAATCAAGCCAACCAAGCAAATGCTCAACAACAGCAAAACCAACAGGCTGCTCAAGATCCTCTTGTACGACTGCAGCAACAAGAGCTGCAAATTAAAGGAGCTGACCAGCAGCGTAAGCAGCAAAAAGATCAAGCTGAAATTCAGTTGAAGTCTAGTCAGCAACAACTTGAAAGCATGAGCATTCAAAACAAAAAAGAAATTGAAATGGCACGCATTCAAGCAGATGTTGCAAAAACACAACTGCAAATGCAAATTGATGCAGAACGTGAACGTCAACGCAATCTAACTAACATGTACAGAGGTCAATAATGATTGATAAGTATCTAGAACATTTATCTAACAAGATTAATGACAAAGTATCCCAACTCCAAATAAACCTTGCAGATGGCAATGCAATGGATTATTCGGAGTACAAGAAGATGTGCGGAGAGGTCAAAGGTCTACTCACTGCGCGTTTATTTATTACAGACCTACAGGAAAGATTGAAAAACGATGACGATGAATAATCTACAGTTGGATAATGCTGTTGAATTGTCTCAAATTTTGAACAAGCCACAAGAAGAAAAAGCCAAGCAACTACCAAAGCCTTGTGGCTACAGAATTCTTTGCGCCATCCCAGAGGCAGAAGAAACCATTGATGGATCACTATTAGTTAAATCATCAGAAATGATGGCACTAGAAGAAACCCTTACTACAGTTTTATTTGTAGTTGATATGGGTCCAGATTGCTATAAGGATACCAGTCGATTCCCAACTGGTCCGTATTGCAAGGTAGGTGACTTTATTCTAGTTAGACCACATGCAGGATCTAGGCTAATCATTCATGGAAAAGAGTTTCGTGTAATTAACGATGATTCTGTTGATGGTGTTGTTGAAGACCCACGCGGAATCCGCCGCAAATAAGGAACACATATGAAATACGAAGAATTTAAATTTCCAGATGAAAAAAATGAAGGCAAACTTGATGATGAAATCATTGTTGAGGTTGAAGACGATACTCCGCTGGAAGATAAGAATAAATCTCCACTTCCTGAAAAAATTAAAGAAGAACTTTACAACGATGAGCTGGAAGATTACTCGACCAAAGTAAAGAAAAAACTTCTGCAAATGAAAAAATTGGCGCATGACGAGCGCCGAGAGAAAGAAGCTGCGCAGAGGGAGCAGAATGAAGCAGTAGAGTTTGCTCGCAAATTGATGGATGAGAATAAAAAACTCAAAACTAATCTATCTAATAGCGAGAACAACGTACTTGCAAGTGTTACCCGCGCGGTGGAAATGGAGATGGAGGCTGCCAAAAAAGCCTACCGCGAAGCATATGATTCCGGAGATACCGATAAGGTAATTGAGGCTCAAGAACGTTTGACTTCTGCAACATTAAAAGTTGATAGAGTTAAAAATTTCCGCCCAACTCCTGTTCAACAAGAACAAAATGTGGTACAAACGCCACAACCTGTTGTTAAAAAAGCAGCTCCAGATCCATCGGCATTAGCTTGGCAACAAGAAAATCCTTGGTTTGGAGATGATGAAGAAATGACAAGTTTGGCGCTTGGGCTACATGACAAACTCCGCCGAGAGGGAGTCAGGGTATCATCGCAAGAATATTACAGTCGAATAGACAAAACAATCCGACAGCGGTTTCCAGAGAAATTTGGAGAAGCAGAGGAACAAGATGAGCGGCCTAGCCGCAAAAGCTCGGTGGTTGCACCAGCTACACGGACAACGTCCGCAAAACGAGTAAAGCTCACTACTGGTGAACTGAACTTGGCAAAGAAATTTAAACTTACACCGGAGCAATTTGCTGCGGAAAAAATCAAATTAGGAGCCTAATCATGGCCGAAAACAGAAAACCGCGTGAGCTTGAGGAACGATTGATGGTTGAGCGTCCAAAACAATGGATGCCAGCAGAACTTCTGCCCGAACCTGATAAACAACCTGGCTACGAGTACAGATGGATTCGTGTATCTACTTTGAATGTTGCAGACCCTCGCAATGTTTCCGGAAAATTACGGGAAGGTTGGGAGCCTGTTGGCATTGAAGAGCAACCGAAGTTTCAATTGATGGTTGATCCAACTAGTCGATATAAAGACAACATTGAGATCGGCGGACTATTGCTCTGCAAGACGCCAAAAGAGTTTACGCAACAGCGCGACGAATATTTCGCCAAGCAAGCGCAAGCTCAAATGGATGCTGTAGACAATACTTTGATGCGCCAAAGTGACCCAAGGATGCCGATGTTTAAAGAGCGGAAATCCTCGACTAGCTTTGGCAGAGGTACTTAATTTTTTTGGAGTTTTAAATGGCATATCCCACGGTCTCGGCCCCCTACGGCCTAAAACCGATCAACTTGATCGGTGGTCAAGTATTCGCGGGTTCTACTCGCCTGGTGCCCATCTCGTATAACTACAGCACTGCCATGTACTATGGCGACGTTGTAGCTATTTCGCGTGGCTTTGTTGTGCCCTTTACAGGTACAACTACGTTCAACAGCCAAGCTGTTATTGGTATTTTCTTGGGCTGCCAATATACCAATCCTCAGACTAAGCAGTTGACATTCGCTCAGTACTACCCTGCTAGCACTGCAGCCGGTGATATTCAAGCTGTAATTTGCGATGATCCTGACACGGTTTTTAAAGCCGTTGTTTGCACCGCATCCAGCTCGACTGTTACTAGCGCGAGCTACGCAATGGTTGGTCAAAACGCTCCTTTGGTTCAGAATACTGGTAGCGCATCTACTGGCAATTCAGCCGTTGCGGTGCAAGGCCAAGCTTCTGTTGGTGCTAATGCAGCTTACCCTGTTCGTATCGTTGGTATAGTTCCTGATACCGCGAATCCGCTAGGAACCGCTGTATATAGCAGCATCTCTACCGCTACCATTACGACTACTGCTAACGTGACGTTCGCTATCCCTGTGGGTACTGACGTTGCTTGGCTGGCTCCTAACGGTTCGCTGGTTGAGACAGGTTCGTTTGTTGCTACAGCTGTAACCGCAAATAACACGACTTCTGTTGTGTTGAACGCTGCACCCCAGCAAACCATCGGTTCAAGCGCTACGCTTGTCTTTA